CTCCATAAGCTTATTTGATTCTGCTAGATTATCAGTATCAATAACAAACGTTGGTTTTTTTACTTTTTCTTCTTTTTCTTCAGCCATTTATGGATTATAAACCCCTATTGTTTATTTAAAGGGCCACTTTAAGCCAGTCTTACGTTCGAAAGATCGCACAGACTTATTTAATTTAAACCTACTTTTATAGGTTCTGGGATCGTTAAGCCCGTGCTTCTTATATGCTTGCATATAATTCTTTTCTCGCCCAATTGCGCTGGCGAAGGACTTAACGTCGCTGCGGTTGCCCTTCACCTCGACCGGTACCGCAGCACCGCCAAACATTTGATTTAAAATCATTTCAATCCCACTGCCCAACTGCTGCAATATACTAAACTCTTCAAGTTTGCTGCTTTTTAACTCTTCCAAATCAATAATGATTGGAGTCAAGTCGCCTTGTTCACTGTCAGTCATATCCTATACCTCCGCAAGATAAAACAATTCAATATAAATAGTTATCGACCCAATAAAAAAGGCTCCAACTGGAGCCCTTTAAGGTTTTTTAGTCTACGCTAGCGAGGTTGCCCACCGCCGCCTGATTTAGACTTAGCCTGAGATTTAGCCTTGTCCATCTGCTGCTTTTCGTTTTCAAACTGCTTTGTTAGTCGATTAACGAACCAAGAGCGGATCTTCACAGGAAGGTTATAAGCCTCAATGAAACTCCAACCTCCATGGTATTTGAGAAGGAAAAACTGCTCATAGACATTTTCTATATATTTATTGCTTAGGCCAAAAAAAGTCCGTCGTAAACGGCACCTCCATCTCTTGCTCGTAACCGCAAGAGTGGCATTCAAAATTCTGAGTTAAATCAATATTAGGCATAAGCTTGTCATACACACCACGCAAAAAACGAGAATCCATAGCAGGCATCATATCAATAAATTTATTAATATCCTTCTTGTCGGCGCTAGCATTAACAGACACAATCATCTGACGCAACTGATCGGTTAACGCAGCCTCGGGAAGCTTCTGCTTCTTTTTCATTGCCTGAGATTTCGCCAAATAGTTCTCGTGTGCGCCAGTTAAGAGACACAACTCAACCGTAACCTCGCTTTTTGGACACTTAACGAGCCATGTGTTATTCTCTGTCGCGGTTATGTCTTCGGCAACAAGAGGTGTATTCTTCTCCACAGTCGGGAGACCTCCTGCGCTAACGACCGATGCATCAAGATTGAATTCATATTCCTGGGATGTCGTACACCCAGGGCACGCAACCTTCGTTTTATACTCAGCCCCATATCCTGTAACGCGAGAAGCTACAATAAGGGCGTTCTTATCACCCACTAAGAGATCCGTAACCCGAACCTTCTTATCAACAAGAATATTTTGTAAGAATCTATCAATTGCGACACCCTTCTTCAAAAGGGATTTCGAAGTAAGAATATCTTCATCCTTGGCTGTCATGAAACGAATTTCAATACTATCAACGCCATGAAGATAATGATCCTCGGGATAAAACCTGCCCTGCGATGGTAGATCCACAAACTCCGTTGGGCAAGCAAAATCAAGCATCTTAGCCATGGGCGCATGTCCCTCGTCTCCAACAAATGGAAGAGGAGGAGGTTCAGCAGCCGCTGACCGGCGTTCGCCTGTGCGGTCTTCATTATTTCGAATTGTCATTTGCTACCTCATAAAAAAAACAAAGTTACTACAACAACTTTAGAGTATTACAGCAACTTTGTTAAGTTTTTTTTAAGATTTATATTATTAAGGAGAAGGTGTGCCAGCCTTGTTCTGCTGAGCGTAGTCATAGCGAAGCTCAAGCTCGACATCCACCATATCATCAGAAGTATAATCTAATTCGCCAAACTTGACATCCTTAATCCAAGCATTAACCAATTCCCATTCCTCAATCGTCTCACCATCGGGACCGATCTGTTGAATTTTAACAGAACCAAGCGCGCCCACAGCGTTTTTCTTAGACATTGTGCTACTCTCTGCGGCGTTCTGGTCTGTTGGGAGATTGTAACCAGACTCATTAATAATTCTTACCATGGTAGCGGCGGCATCGGGCTCAACTGGGTCTGCAAGAGTAACAGCAACAGTATTCCACTCCACCCGACCGGGATACCAAAACTTATGATTCAAGTAGGTGTGCTCTGTCTCGGAAATCGTCATAGCCGGTTTCCCAACCTTCTTGATCATCCACTGCGGAACGCCGCCAAGCAGCAAAATCCATCTATAAGCCCTTTTCGGCTCTGTATTAACGTCTGACCAAAATCCCATTTTATTATATCTCCTTAAACCATGTCCGCTATTATTAAATAGTCAGGGGTATATTATTTTGCCCCCTGACTATTTTATTAATCCTCGAATGAAGCCCCGCTATCAGTAATCACGAAATCAATTGCGATAAACTCAATGGCTCTCGCGGGCTTCAACAAAATCTTCGCATACATAATATTTCTATCAATCAGTTCCGGCGTAGTGGTGGTCTCGTCAAGAATGACCTTGAAATCAACCAAGCCTAGACGAGCCTGCACACTGCGAAGGAATGGGTTAACGCGACCCAGGAATCGATTCCAAGTGCTCTTGACGTTCTGGTCGAACAGGGTCGTCGCAGCCATTCTTGAAATTTCCTTCTTAACGAAGATCATCAAGCGTCGAACATTAATCCGGTCAAGCGCAGATCGCGTTACCTGCATTGTCTTCTGACCAAAGATCACAACGCCCTCAGCCGGGAAGGTTGCAATCGGGTTAACGCTCTCTGCATAAAGATCATCTCTCTGCTTTGAAGTTAAACGATCTCGCACGCCAATGACAGGAACTCCAGCGGAGCCCTCAGTGAGCCCGCCTCTGGTAAACCCAGCAGGGGCAAACCAAACTTCAGACTTGGTTTCTGAACTGCCCATCGTGCCCAAGGCAACAACCGAAGGTGGCACCCAGAGCACCCCATCAGATTCCGAATCACGAATCTGAACCCACGGATAATAGCAGCAAGCATAGCTTGAATTAATGCCCAGGGTCTTAAGATTATCTAACGTATCGATAACACTTCCTCCATATGTCGCAAAAGTATTTTGTGACGTAGCGTGGCGGTTTGCACGAGGCAAATATCCCTTTTCGAGATCAAGGACAGCCAAGGCATCGGCTCGGCTTTCACAAACGTTAACAAGGTGCTGATTAAGCCCATTAGTTGTGATACCGGGCATAGCCATAAGGTTGCACTCTACCACTTCGGAATCCGCGCACATGTCAATTGCCTTCTTGACTGAGTAATACTCATAGCTTGACTTCTCGGTCGAATCGCTGCTCATCTGAAGATCGGGCGCAAAAGGATCAAGCGTTCGAACATCAAGCCCATCGAAGCCACCAAAAAGAGGCATGGTGAACTTATCAATCTCTTCATCGAGAGCTTTCTGCCAGCTAGCGTTAACCGCAGTAACGGACGTCCCATCGGCTCGTTTGCCCTCTGCCCACGTAGCCACACCGTTGCTCAGTGCAACATCATCAATCGAAAAAGCCCACATCCTTTCGGTGACATCGGCAGTCTCTTCCCCAATGCCATCAGGAAGGGGAAAAACCAGATCAGACCAGCCAGCGTTGTGTTGGTTGTTGCTGCCGCTTTCTAAAGTGGAAATACCCCAATAAGCCGCTTTACGATTTGGAAGCGAGCCAGATGCGGTCGATGTGCGAAGTCGGATTGAGGGGAACTCAAGCTTGATATCGGCATGACCAAACAAATATCCCCCGCCCGCGTTCTTGATACCCGTAAAAGAAGACATCACCGACACGCTGTTAGCGGTTTCAAGGTTACCTTGAGCGAAAGCACCATCGAGTATGTTATTAGGTACCTGAATCGTCTTAAGCTTCGATGGACCTTGGAATCCGAATGGAATCAAAAGAGGATCAAGCGCGGCATTATCTAATTCTGGGTTTACCTCAACCCTGATATATTGCGAGGCATTGGAATAATCACCAACGTACTTGTATCGACGCTCTCCCTCATCCCACTCTAAGGTTTGATCGCCAATCTTTCTCTTAATATAATTTGCCGACATCGGGTTAAGATTACAATTTGTATATCGCTCAAGAAATTTCGGTGCGGCATCATTATCGCTAGCACTACGAACTGCAACAGTAAATGACCCAAAAGGATTTTCAGTTTCATTGCGAGAATAGCGAATGCCCTCAATAGAGACTTTAAGATTTGCCGACTCCCACTCACCAGAGTCAAGCGAATGAATCTTAAACAACTTGCTACAGCCAACGGGGGTATTTGCTTTTGGATCAAAGCTCCCAGAATCGCTATCAAGTTGCTGAGATAAAACCCAACCG